GGCAAGGATGAGTCCCGCGGCGCCCGCGGCTGGTCAGGTATCAAGGCCGCACTGGACGCGGAGTTCGAGGTGATCAGAAGCGAGCACGATCGTGCCATGACCGTCACCAAGCTGAAGGACGGAGAGGATGGCGAGGAGTTCGGCTTCAAGCTGCTCGAGATCGTCATCGGCGTGGATGAGGAGGGTGAGAACGTCACCAGCTGCGTCGTCGAGCACGGCGACATGACTGTGCGGCAGGTCAAGGCACGCAAGAAAATGGGTACCCACGAGGCTCTTGTGCAGGCCGTGCTGCTCGATTTGGCTATCGGAAAAGAGGGCTGGGTTGACGTCGAGAAGGTCATCGACGGAGCTCTTCTTGAGATGCCAGAGCCACCTGAAGGGACTCGCGACAGACGTCTCGACGTGGTGAAAAGAGCGATCAAACAGATGGTCAACTCAGGCCAATTTGAGTCATCTGGTGATCAGATTCGGGACAAATCGGCTCGGGTTGAAGGGTGATGACAATGGTGAACGTGCAAAATATTGCAGGTTTTGAATCCGCTAAAAACAGCTCCCACATACCACACGACTCCCACACGACTACCACACGTGGCTACGTGGTAAAATGCGTATGGTATGAAAGTACTACCACCCACACCACATAACACTATGTGTATGTGGTGGTGTGGTATTCATACGTGGGAGTGAAGTGGGTGTGGATATTGAACGTGTAATTTTTTGCAGATTAGATTGAACGTGTAATTTTTTACAAGGAAGCCGAAAAACATGAAAACCTGGCCGGTTCGAGATCGCAAGAAGGAACTGTTCCTGAATGCCCTTGCCGAGGACGGAAATGCCAGCCGCGCGATACTCGTTTCGGGCTGGGAGCGGCGAGAGGTTTACAAGCACCGACAGCGCGACCCGGACTTCGCCGAAGCTTGGGAAGAAGCCCTCTCCGCGGCCGCCGATCGTCTCGAGGCAGAAGCGCTCAGGCGTGCAGCTGGTGGCGTGGCTAAACCGCTCTACCACCAGGGCCAGCCGGTCTACCTCTACCGCACCGTCGTCGACGAGGATAACGTGCCGCAGAAAGACGAGGACGGCCGCGAGATCCGCGAGGTCGTGCGCGATGCCAACGGGCAGCCCGTGCAGGCCGTCGAGTACACCTACTCCGACACGCTGATGGCCATGCTGCTTAAGGGTGCCAAGCCGGAGAAGTACCGCGAGAAGGCGAACCTCGAGCTCACTGGTGCCGGAGGCGGACCGCTCGAGCTGTCGGCCGTGTCGGACACCGAGCGCGCGAGGCGCATAGCCTTTACCCTGCAGCAGGGGTTGATCGCCGCGCAGCAAGGCACCGTCGTCGCCACCCAGACGCCAAAGGCTGAGTTTGAAGCAGAGGGCGAGGGGGATGGTATGGACGACCTGCTGTAGGGGGCCTATAATCGCATTTTTCTGGGTGTAGCTCAGTCCGGCCAGAGTCCTCGCCCTGGAAGCGAGTTGTCGTAGGTTCGAATCCTACCGCCCAGACCACGCAATATGTCCGCCGCCTCTGCCTAGCACGCCGGTGGATCTCTCTTCGGATGGGGCCCTAACAGGCAACAACACCATCGCCGGATAATCGTAACCGGCACCACGAATTTGTTTGACGTGCATCTCACCTGTGCATAGGGTTCGGAGTGCCCACTCCGGGCCAAGCACAAGCAACCAAGCACAGGAGAAATACCATGTCCAAAATCCAGACCTCCCTTCACGGCCGTAAAGCCGGCCTCACCAGTGGCGGCGCCTTTCGTGTTGCAGGCGTAACGGGCAACGAAGACACCTTCGTCAATGCCACCGCCGCAACCCTCGCCGTCAAGGACAACCTCCACGCCGGCCGCACCATCCTGCTGAACAAGGCCGATGGCATCACCGCCACCCTGCCCGCGGCTACTGGCTCGGGTGACGTCTACGAGTTCGTCGTCGGCACCACCGTGACCTCGGTCGGCTACATCGTGAAGGTCGCCAACGCCACTGACACCATGACCGGCTACGCGATCATTGCCCAAGACTCGGCCGACACCATGGTGCAGTTCGATGCCGTCAGCGGCACGTCGGACACCATCACCTTCAACGGCACCACGACTGGCGGCATCATCGGCGCCACCATCAAGCTGCGCGACGTCAAGCTGAATGGCACGACCGCAGTGTGGCTGGTCGAGGTGTTCTCTTCGGCCACCAGCACCGAAGCGACTCCGTTCAGCGCTACCGTCAGCTAACCACTCACTTCCCCCACTCGCCTCTAGCGAGCCTTAGCCGCCCATGAACCTCGACGAGATTGTCAAGGCCCTGGGCGGCCTTTCTTTGGCAGACCAAGAGGCCATCTACCGTGAGGCCGAAGAGGCGACGAAGGGCATGCCCTTCATCCCTCAGCCAGGCCCACAGACCGAGGCCTACTTCAGCGAGGCCGACGTGCTGCTGTTCGGGGGATCACCAGGTGGCGGCAAGACAGCGCTGGGTATGGGCCTAGCTCTCAACCTGCACCACCGGACCATGGCCGTGCGGAAGAACTTCGTCGACCTGACCGGCTGCCTGCACACCCTCGATAACATCCTCGGGCAGACTGGCTCTGCCGTGGGCGGCAACAGGCCTGTCTACCGCAAGGCGGACGGCGGGATCATCGAGTTCGTGGGCCTTGGCGACAGCCTCGACGGCAAGCAGGGCAACCCGCACGACCTGATCTACATCGACGAAGCCGCACAGCTGCCGGAGAACCAGGTCCGTATGCTGATGGGCTGGTTGCGTACCGATCGTGACGGGCAGCGATGTCGTGTGGTGCTGGGCAGCAACCCGCCCCTAGACAGCACGGGCGACTGGCTCATCGAATACTTCGCGCCCTGGCTCGACCCAAGGCACCACAACCCAGCGCAAGAGGGCGAGCTGCGCTACTTCCAGCCAAACTCGGACGGCCGTGGTTACCGTGAGTGCGCCGCGGACGACTACATCGTCCTGCATGGCGTGCGTGTGGCACCGCAGAGCCGGACGTTCATCAGCTCGAAGTTCACGGACAACGCCTTCTATGACCCCGAGCAGTACGCCAAGAGCCTGGCCGGCCTGCCTGACTCGGTGCGTGAGCGTCTGACCAGTGGCAACTTCCTGCTCGACCGTGAAGACGACATCTGGCAAGCGATCCCAACTAGCTGGGTCAAGGCTGCACAGGATCGCTGGGTGCCAGACCCGCCGATGGGCATCCCGGTCTGTGGCATCGGTGTGGACGTGGCGCAAGGCGGGTCGGACAACACGACCATCGCCTCGAGGCATGACTACTGGTTCGGGAAGGTCATCGCCATCCCGGGCAAGGACACACCGGACGGCAAGTCAGCCGCGGCACAGGTGGTGAGGTACCGTCGCGACAACGCACCCGTGATCGTCGACCTGGGCGGTGGATGGGGTGGCGACTGCTACGGTCACCTGAAGGCCAACGGGATCGAGGCGACGGGCTACCTTGGCGTGAAGTCGTCCATGGCCAAGACAGAGGACAGGAAGCTCGGGTTCACCAACAAGCGCAGCGAGGCCTACTGGCGAATCCGTGAGGCCCTCGATCCGTCGAGGCCTGGTGGTGCCCGCTTGGCCCTGCCGCCTGACTCGGTACTGTTGGCGGATCTGTGTGCGCCGAAATACTCGGTGACGAAGCAGGGCAGCGGTGCCGTCATCGCGCTGGAGAGCAAGGAGTCGGTAGTCAAGCGGCTCGGGCGCTCGCCTGACCGGGGCGACGCAGTAGTAATGGCTTGGAGTATTGGCTTGCGCGCTGATAACATCCAAGGAGGGTTCCAGGCAGCAGCCCGGAACAGGACGCCCAAAGTGGTCATGGGCCACCAACAGCAGCGGAGGCGATAATGGGTTCAATGTTCAAAAGCAAGGACAAGAAACAGGCGAAGGGGTACTACGACCCGCCGGCAGGCACCAGCCGAGAAGAAGCGGCCAAGATGCGCAGGATCGCCGGGATGGTTACCTACGGTGGCCGATTGCCGACTCTTCTTGGCACGAAGCTTGAAGGCGACAAGATTGACAAGGCCTTAGCCAGCAGGCTTGGCGATTAAGGGAGACAGACATGGGCAGCCTATTCAGCAAACCAAAGATTCCCAAGCCACCGGCACCGATCCCCATGGTCGACGAAGAGTCTCTGCGCAGGGCCAAGAAGCGCGCAGTTACTCGTGTGAGGACATCGGGCGGGCGTGACTCTACCGTCTTGGGCGATATCGGCGGCACCGATACGCTAGGGAGTTAGCATGTCGGGCCTGATCGAGACGATCAAGGGCCAAGGTGACCAGCTCTTCGGCAAGCGGGGCAGCCTGCTGTCACTCTGGCAAGAGATCGCGGAGAACTTCTACCCCGAGCGGGCGGACTTCACCACCTGCCGCAACATCGGCGACGAGATGGCACGCAATCTGATGACCAGCTATCCGGTCATCGCAAGGCGAGACCTCGGCAACGCGTTCTCGGCCATGCTGCGCCCCTCGGCGAAGGACTGGTTCAAGATCTCAACGAACAGGCCGGACAAGGAAGACACGCTGGCCAAGCAGTGGCTGGAGTGGGTGACGAAGCTGATGAAGCGGGCCATGTACGACCGGGCCAGCCAGTTCACACGTGCCACCAAGGAAGCTGACCACGACTTTGCCGCGTTCGGCCAGTGCGCGATCTCGACCGAGATCAACAGCGCGGGTAACGGGCTGCTGTATCGGTGCTGGCACCTGCGCGATCTGGCCTGGCACGAGGATGAGGAAGGCAAGATCGGGGGCGCCCACCGCAAGTGGAAGCCGACTGCGCTGGACTTGTCGAAGCTGTTCCCCAAGACGATTCACCCAGAAATCCAGAAGAAGCTCGAGAAGGAGCCCTTCCACGAGGTCAACGTCCGCCATGTGGTCATGAAGGCGGACGACTACGTCATCTTGCCAGGCGCGAAGAAGATGCGCACACCGTGGGTGAGCCTCTACATTGACGTCGACCACAACCACATCATGGAAACCGAGGGCACCTGGACCTCGGTCTACACGATCCCACGCTGGCAGACTGTCAGCGGCAGCCAGTACGCGCACAGCCCGGCCACCGTGGCCGCATTGCCTGATGCCCGCCTGATCCAGGCCATGGCACTGACCTTGCTGGAAGCCGGAGAGCGTGCCGTGAACCCGCCCATGGTCGCTGTCAAGGAAGCCATCCGCGGTGACGTCGCGATCTACGCCGGTGGCATCACCTGGGTCGACGCGGAATACGACGAACGTCTGGGTGAGGTCTTGCGCCCACTGACGCAGGAGAAGAGCGCACTGGGCTTCGGGCACGACAGCATGATCGACCTCCGGTCGCAGTTGGCTGATGCTTGGTACCTGAGCAAGCTCAACCTGCCGCCAACCGGTGGCCCTGACATGACGGCCTACGAGGTTGGCCAGCGAGTGCAGGAGTTCATTCGCAACGCGCTACCGCTGTTCGAGCCGATGGAGATGGACTACAACGGCCAGCTCTGCGAGACCACGTTCGAGCTGTTGCTTCGCAACTCACCCGAGATCAGGAACTCCGTGCCGAAGAGCATTCGTGGCGCCGAGATCCAGTTCACGTTCGAGAGCCCGCTGCGTGAGGCCATCGAGAAGGTTAAGGTGTCCCAGTTTATGGAGGCACAACAAGTGCTGGCCATGGCCATCCAGGCAGATCCGACTGCGGGCAACCACCTCGACGCGGCGAAGGCCACACGCGACGTGCTGGCCGCTGTGGTGCCGGCCGCTTGGATGCGGACAGAGCAAGACGCCGCCGACCTCGCCGAGCAGCAAGCTCAGGCCGCGCAGGCTGCCCAGATGCTGCAGCTCATGCAGGGCGGGGCGGACGTCGCCAAGACGCTGGGCGAGGCGGGTGTCAACCCGGCAGGAGCGCAGGTATGACCGTGCTCAAGCTGGCCAAGCCACCCACCCCAGCCGAGGCAGCGGAGGACTTCGTTCTAAAGCTGCTGACCGCGGCTGTGGACGAGGGCCTCGCGCACGTCACGATCATCGGGGCCTACCCTGACGGCAGCACGTACTTCGCCTCCTCGCTTACCTACGGGCCAGACCTGCTGTGGGATCTGAAGATCGCAGAGCGGACGCTGATGGACGCGTCGGAGGGTGGGGAATGACACCCAAGAAGCCGCCCTTCTTCAACGCACCCTGGGAGCCCGCGGACGCCTCCGCGATACAGGCCATCCAACGCGGTGAAGCGGACTCGGCCCAGCAGAAGCGGGCCCTGGACTGGATCATCAAGATCGCGGCTGGAACTTACAACGTGAGCTTCCAACCCGGTATGGCTGACGCTACCGCGTTTGCCGAAGGACGCCGATTCGTCGGCACTGAAATTGTGAAACTTTTGCTTGTCAACCCACGTGCCTTTGTAAAGGATCAAAATGCCTGATATCGAAAGCCTGAGCCCGGTAGACCCGACACCCTCAGCACCGATTCCTGCCCCTGCC